CTTTCGGGATCAGACCCGCAATCAAATGACTGCCGTAGATCAGGACTTAATGAAGGAGCAACATCCTTCTATGCCTATTGAGCAAAGTAGGCGTTCAAAAGTAACTTTTGGAAAGGAATAACTCCTTTTCATAATTTTATAGGAGCTATAAATGGCAAATGCAGACTTAAAGTTTGGCTTAAAGCCGATTAATGCTATGGGAGGTACGTTCCCTGGTGGCACTAATCAGTATTTCATTGCTAGTGATGCATCAGCTATTTTCCAAGGCTCTCCTGTTCAAGCTGAGTTAACTGGTGGTACAGTCCAAGTCTTAGGAAATGCCACTGGAGATACAAAGCAGATCTTAGGAGTTTTTGCTGGGTGTGAATATGTTGACGCAACTACAAAGAAATTAAGATTTAATAACACGTGGCCAGGATCTGGTTCAGCGGATACAAATTTTGATATCAAAGCTTTTATTTATGACAATCCAATGCAAAGGTATGTCATTTGTTCTGATGGTACAAATACCAACAGAGCAACAGCAAAAGCTGATATTTTCAAAACCGCTGAGATAGAAAATGCTACAAGTGGAAATACTACAACTGGTATATCAACCGCACAGATTGATATTTCTACTGCTGAAGATTCCGATCCATCAAATCCTTTGATGATTCTTGGAATTGAAGAGGATGTAGAAAATCAAGATCATTCTGCTGCAGGTATTAAATATATCGTTAAAATTAACAATCATGTCTTCTTCAGTTCTGTTGGAGATCCTGATGCAGCTATATCATAAGGAGGCTTAATTATGGCTATTTCAAGAGCACAACTCGCCAAAGAATTAGAGCCTGGTTTAAACGCTCTCTTTGGTATGGAATTCGCAAGGTATGAAAACCAACATGCGGAGATCTACACAACTGAATCTTCAGATCGATCATTTGAAGAAGAAGTAATGCTTTCTGGTTTTGGTGCAGCACCAGTGAAACAAGAGGGTTCTGGAGTATCATTTGATGATGCTAACGAATCATTCACTGCTCGTTACAACCATGAAACTATTGCTTTAGCTTTCTCGATTACTGAAGAGGCAGTAGAGGACAACTTATATGACAGATTGTCTTCAAGATACACTCGTGCATTAGCAAGATCTATGGCACACACAAAGCAGGTTAAAGCAGCCTCTGTTCTTAACAATGCTTTTGATAGCACAGTGACTGGTGGTGACGGAGTTGAATTATGTTCAACTGCACATCCAATTATCACTGGCGGCACTTTTGCTAATGAACCATCAACAGATGCAGACCTTAACGAAACATCACTTGAGGATGCTTTAATTAGTATTGCAGGTTTTGTGGACGAAAGAGGTCTACGAATTGCTTTGACTGGTAGAAAACTACTTGTTCCTAGACAACTTCAATTTGTTGCTGAGAGATTAATGGCATCTAATTTAAGAACTGCAACAGCAGATAATGACATTAATGCAATAAGATCAACTGGTATGTTACCAGAGGGTTACACCATTAATGACTTCTTGACTGATACAGATGCGTTTTTCATTTTGACTGATGCCCCAAGAGGTTTCATGCACTTTGAAAGAACTCCATTAGCTACTCAAATGGAAGCAGATTTTGATACTGGCAATATGAGATTTAAAGCCAGAGAAAGATATAGTTTTGGATTTTCTGATCCAAGATGTGTCTTTGGATCAAAAGGTGCATAATTATAATTCCTGATCCTCATCGAGCAAGGAATGGAAGGAGCGACTTTACAGTCGCTCTTTTTTTATGTTATAGTTTTTATACCTTGACGAAGAATTCACTTCGACAATTGCCAAGACAAGGAGACACACATGGCTAATACAACCTTCTCGGGTCCACTTAGATCTGAAAGCACAATAAAAACAATTAGTAAAAATGCAACTACAGGAACTGTTACAGAGATTGTAACTTTTGGTGGGGCACCAGTTAGTTTAAATGATGCTGATCAAACTTTGGATAATGCTACTCATAGTGGTAGAATTTTACTTGTCCCTGACGGAACTCAAGATAATACATACACATTACCAGCACCAATAGCTGGATCTGTATTTAGATTTGTTTATGCTGGTGGAGCTGCTGATGGAACAGATGCTCTTATAATTACACCTGGTAATACAAATTTTTATATTGGTGGAATTACTCATTTAGACACTAACGCAGATAATGCAACTGTGTTTTCAAATGGTAGTTCTAATAGTAGTGTTCAATTAAATGTTCCCCAGGCGTTTGATATTACAATTGTAGGAAAAGACACAACCAACTATCAAATTTTCGGTACTGTCACATCAACAACAGTTCCTGCATTTGCTGATCAATAATAGGAGAGTATTATGGCTGATGCAGTAACCTCACAAACAATTTTTGATAATTCAAAATCTGTTATACAGAAATTTACCAATATTTCTGATGGAACTGGTGAATCAGCAGTTGTAAAAGTTGATGTAAGTGCTCTTGCTACAAGTGCAAAGGGAGAGACTTGTACTGGAGTAACCATAGAAAAAATTTGGTGGCAATGTATTGGCATGAAAACTAGGTTGTTTTTTGACGCTACATCAGACGCTTTTATTATTGAGTTAGGTGAAAATCAAAGTGGATATCACGATTACACTGGATTTGGTGGATTAACTAATAATGCAGGTGGTGGTAAAACTGGTGATATAGCATTTACAACTGTAGGTCATAGTTCTGGAGACACATACACTGTAACTCTTCAGATGAGAAAGAATTATGACTAGAAAAAGGGACAAGCAACCCCCTAAAACAAAAAAGTATTTCCGTCCCACTAAGAAAGGGGCGGGAATGACTAAAGCGGGTGTAGCTCGTTATCGAAGAGATAACCCTGGTAGTAAATTAAAAACTGCGGTAACTGGTAAAGTAAAGCCTGGAAGTAAAGCAGCCAAAAGACGTAAATCTTTTTGTGCTAGAAGTGCAGGCCAAATGAAAAAATTTCCAAAAGCAGCAAAAGATCCTAATAGCCGTTTAAGACAAGCAAGAAGAAGATGGAAATGTTAAATGACAAGTAAAGAATTGTTAAAAATGTTGGAGAAACATGAAGAAGTTTGTAATGCTAGATTCGATGGTATAAATCAAAAACTTAATAAACTAGACAATAGATTATGGATGATAGTATCATTAATTATAGTTGCTAGTGGTTTGGAGCAGCTAATATAATGACTATGGGTCGGTCACAAATGGCAAAACAAGTGACCAATCCACCTAGAAAGAAAAAGTGGAGTGCCAAAAGGAAGAGAAAGATCAATTGCAAACGACCTAAAGGATTTTCTGAAAGAGCACATTGTGCCGCTAAAAAAAGGAGAAGTGGTAAGAGGAAGTCCAGTTAAATACTGTGTGTACTGTAAACATAAAAAATGGTCATGTATATGTAATAAACAAAGGAGAATATAATGCCAAAAGACGCATGTTATCATAAAGTTAAAGCCAGAT